CCGGAGGAAACAGATGAAGAAGAAACCAATGACAACGATGAGACAGCGGGATCAGACGAAGATAAGGAGGGCAATGATGAGTAGAGTCCCATACATGATCAATAAGGCTGACAACGGAACCGTAGAGGTAAATCTTTACGGAGAGGTAGTTGAGTCGGTACCTGTGGACTGGTGGACAGGAGAGAAGGTAAACGGCCTGTTTATTGAACTTGAAGCATTCTTACAGGATCTTGACACCTTAAAGGACGCTTCGGACATAACTTTCCACATCAATTCCGTAGGCGGAGACGTGGCAGCAGGCTTATCGATCTATAACCGCATAAAAGGATTATCCGGACACACTACTACGGTAGTGGATGGCATAGCAGCATCCGCTGCATCGATCATAGCACAGGCCGGTGATACCAGACAGGTATCCGTAGGAAGCCAAACTATGATACACGGCGCATCAGCCGGACTTTTAGGATATTACAACGTCCAGGATCTTAACAGGATCACGGCACAGCTTGATGCTACCAACGAGTCGATCGCGGAAGTCTATGCACAGAAGACCGGTAAAGATGTCCAGAGCATCATCCGGATGATGAAGAAAGAAACATGGATGACCTCAGAGGAAGCCGTATCGGAAGGCTTTGCGGATGAAGTGATAGGTAAAGAAGTTCCCGTTGTGGACAGGATCGAGGATACCTCATGCATCCTGGTAAACGGGATCCCTCACAATATGCACAACACCCCGCTCCCTTCACTTAATTACAGGATAATCCCTAAAGACGTCCTCGATACACGAGCCCTCAACCTCAAAGATGTTGATATAGACGCTCTTAAGAAGGTTATGGACGAATCACCCTTACAGATAGTAAACGGTTGCGAGCCGTCTGCTATAGATTCAATCAACTCTACAAAGGAGGAAACAATCATGACACTTGAGGAACTCAAGGCTAATCATCCCGACCTGGTTAAACAGATTCAGGATGAAGCAGCACAGGCGGCTTGCGAAGCTAAAGAACAGGCCGTTAAGGATGCATTGAGCGCTGACAGAGCCAGAATGAAGGAGATCGACGCTATCGCTCAGATGGTAGGAGATCCTGAAATGGTTAACAAGGCTAAGTATGATGAACCCATTGAGGCGCAGGCACTTGCCTTTGAAGCGATGAAGGCAGCTCAGGCAGCAGGCGAGACCTTCATGGCTAGCCGCTCTGAAGAGCTCAAAGCAACTGAAGGCGTATCTCCCTCCGCTAACGGCGGTATGGAAGACACAGTAGCACACGATGAGGCAGAACTTAACAGCCTGATCGCGAAATTAAAGAAGGAGGCTTAAAAATGGCACTGCTTGACACTTACAAAAGCGATAACTTAATCGCTACGAATGTGCACCCGCTCTCAGCTCAGACCGTAACCGTAGCAAGCGGCGAAGGTAAGCTTAAGAGAGGAACTGTCCTGTCAAGAAATTCAAGCGACAAGTTCCAGATCTGTGGCACATCATCAACCACACCCGAAGTTATCCTTGCAGCTGACGTTGACGCAACAAGCGCTGATGCAGTAGCAGAGGTTTACAACTCCGGAGATTTCAACGGCAACGAGCTGATCGTTAAAAATGCCTACACCTTAACAAGCGGCGATGTCGCTGATCTTAAGAAGGCAGGCATCTACATAATGCTCAGCGTAGACCAGCTTGTAGCAAGCTCACTGGGCGTTTAATAAGGAGGTATAAAAATGGCTTTAGACCTTTTCAGTACTCATTCACTGCTTCAGGTGCAGACTATCAATCCGCCTAAAGCAACTTTCCTTAGAGACAGATATTTCCCGACAGGTGCCGGCGATATCTTCCCTACAAAAGACGTACTTATAGACGTTAAGGACGAGAGCGGCAATGTACTCGCCCCTGTAGTCCTTCCTTCAAAGGGCGGCATTCAGGTAGACCGCGCCGGATATGAAACTCACACGTTCAATCCTCCGCTTATCGCTCCTGAGCGTCCTTTAACCGCAGACGAGCTTATGAGCCGTCTTCCGGGTGAGGCTCTTAACTCTCAGAAGACTCCTGAAGAGAGAGCAGCACAGATTACTGCTGATGATATCAGCGAACTTAACACCATGATCGACAACCGTGAGGAGTACATGGCAGCTCAGGTGCTTCTTAACAACGGTTATACCCTTAAGCAGTACGCTGACCAGTACGGCTCAAACAACTACATCGCAAAAGAGATCAAGTTCTACACAGAAGTATCCAACCCTGCAGTTTATACACCCGGCGCAAACTGGTCTACAGCATCAACCGCTATCATGGGCGATATCGCTGCTATGGCTAAGATGCTCACAAAGCGCGGACTGCCTGCATCAGATCTTATCGTATCCGAGAACGTAGCAGACGTCATGATCCACAACACCGATATCAAGGCTATGCTGGACAACAGACGCTATGAAGTAGGTTATGTAGAACCCGTAGAGCTTCCTGCAGGCGCAGCATTCCTCATGAAGCTTAACTGCAACGGTCATATGATCAATGTCTACTCATATGTTCGTGAGTACATCGATGAGACCACAGGATACGCCGCACAGTACATCCCGGATAACTTCGTGGTAATGACCGCTCCTAATATGGGCCACACCATCTACGGTGCAGTAACCCAGCTTGAAGGCAAAGAGTTCGTAACCTACGAAGGCGCCCGCGTTCCTCACATCATTGCCGAGGAGCACAGCAACGTACGTACTCTGATCCAGCAGGCTAAGCCTATCGTACTTCCAAGAGTTAAGAACGCTGCTATCAGCGCACAGGTGCTTGGAAACGCATAAGGAGTAAAACTATGAAAGTGAAGATCAACGAGAATTACAAAGGCGTTTACGGACACTTTATCCCGGAACTCGGGACAGTGATCCCTAAAAGAGCCGGCGATATCTTTGACGTTGATCCGAAGATAGTTGATGTCAAAAGACACATATCTAACGGCGTAATGGTGGCAGTTGAACCTGTCGCCATTACTCCTGAAGTACATGAGCCTAAGGCAGAACCTGTCACGGAGTCCGTTAAAGAAATAAAGGCCAAAACGCCTGACTATGACACCATGAGTTACCCTGATCTTAGAGACGCGGCCAAAGACAGGGGAATATCCGCAAAGAACGTTAAGAAGGAAAAGCTCATAGCGCTTCTTAAAGATTACGATGCACAGAATGAGCCTCCCGTATTAAACGCGGCACTCCCTGAATGAGCGCATTTACGGACATGGTAGCGTCTGACAGAGACAGTGTTTTTCTTAACCTTGATGAATATTCCGAAGAACACGATATCGACGGAAAAGTCATAAAGGTAGTGCTCGAAAATGCGAGCATTGAAGAAAAAGACAATACGCAGGCGCTTTCAGAAGCAACTTATCGTCTTTATGCAAAGACAGAAGAACTAAACGGCCGCAAGATGGCAGGAGAAACCCTCTATATAGACGACGTAGGATACACCGTCAAGTCATGGCTTGATAACATGGGTATCACTACCGTCATATTAGAGTTACCGGAGAGTTATTAAGATGACCATTACACGTACGATAGACCAGATATGCGAGTGGCTTAACACTAATGTATGTCCGAATGTGGAACTTAAAAGACCACCTGAGGATGGCAAAGCCACCAATAAAAAGTATGAGTACGAGCTGGTACATCCTTACGCTTTTCCTTTGTATCTCCCGTCAAAAGATAAGTTACCGCCGACTGTTAAAACTACATTCCCGGCGATATGCGTACAGCTTGAATATGGCAATGACCTTGAACATAACAGGGAGATGAACATCAATCTGTCTTTCGGTTCATGGAACCCCGGGATCCATCCGGATGACTGGTTATATCCTTACGGGGATAAACCTGAAGAGGGCGATTTTACGAACGAAGTGGAAGGATGGAGAGATCTGTGGAACTTCATAGATTACACAGTGACCGCCATCGAGTCTACAGGATATCTCGGAGAAGACGTCGAGATAGTCAAAAATGAGCCTTTGGAGTTTGGACCGTACAAAGAACAGGATGAGATAGTTTCATATTATCCCTGGTGGTTCGGTTATTGCAGATTCAAAGTAAGAAGCATGATCTTAAGAAACGACCCTGAGGTCGAATCACTCTTATAGGAGGAAAAGTAAATGGCAACAGAGTATCTTTATGGCACTTATGGCCAGATTGCCGATTCAGTAGTACAGGCTGTCGCAGATATTTCCACAGCTGCGCTCTATGTCGGTACCGCTCCCGTCAATCTGATCAGAGGCTATGCTAACGCCGGGATCATCAATACCCCGGTAAAGCTCACCAATAACGTGAACGCTCAGAAGACCATCGGCTTTGCCAATGACTGGGATAAGTACACGTTATCAGAAGTGATAGCAGCACACTTTGCAAACCCTAAGGGAAATGTAGGTCCTGTGTACGTGATAAACGTACTCAATCCTGATATTCACAGGAAGGCATCCCCTACATCCGTAACCCTTAATTTTGTAAACGGAGCTGTAAGCTTCGAGTCAGAGGATATAATCCTTGACACCCTTGCACTCGCAGGCAAGGCAGAGGGCACGGATTACACCGTGAACTACTCGTTTACTACCGGCAAGGTAACCATCATCTCAGCAGATGAAGACAACCCTATCGAGGGCGCTGTAGCAGCCACATATTATGAGGTTGACACATCTACTATCGATGAGGATACCATCATCGGCACCAAGACCGAATCCGGTACATATACAGGACTGCAGGCAGCAGAGCTTGTATATCAGACCTACAACACTGTGATCAATCTGTTCGCAGCTCCTAAGTGGAGTGGGATCAAGAACGTATATAAAGCACTCTGTGCGGCCGCTACAAAGTTAAACGGTCACTGGGACGGCTTTGTATATTCTGATATCCCTCTTGAATACACAGAGACCACAACAACGATTGAATACACCTACAATGCAGTATCGGATCCTGATCTGGGAGATAACCCGTCGGATTCAAGCTGGTATGAGGTATCATCTACCGCTTACACTCCTTCAGAAGACACCCGCGTAAATACCTCAAAGACTTACGCAACGGTAGAAGCTTCGGAAGGCAATCCTACAGAAGATCCTGCAGCAGAAGGATTCTATGAAAGATCCGGCACTACAGCTCCTTATACATATACTCTTTCAGAGGATACCACTGTAGACAGCGGCAAGACCTACTACACAGTAACCGCTACAACGGTAACACCTGACACAGGTGATAACCCGTTTGAAGAAGGATGGTTCGAAGAAGACGGAGAAGACTATACAGCATCTACCGATACTATGGTGGACTCCACTAAGACTTATTATACGAGGACCGGAACCCCTCACACTGTAACAGAGGATAAGGTCGTTGATACCATCAACAAGGCTATCGCTTACAAGTCTTCAAAGACCATGACAAGCGAGAGGTCTAAGGTATTCTGGCCTATGGCTAACGGAACAGATGGTAATAAGTATCATCTTTCAACCCTTGCCATAGTAGAGACCATGAGACTGGATGGATCACACGATGGCGTGCCTATGGAGACATGCGGCAACAAGACCATCCCTGCAAACGATCAGTACTTTGGAGCAAGTGCTTCAAATGCCGGATATTCAGTAGATGATGCAAATAACCTCTGTGCTAACGGTATCGACACCTTAGTTTACTGGGGCGATGCATGGAAGCTCTGGGGCGACCATACTGCAGCATATCTCTACGGATCCACAGACATAGATCCTCGCGTGATCTTTGATGTATCCATGAGGATGCTGTTCTTCTTGACCAACCGCTTCCAGCGCACATGGGCTGGCACGGTTGATAAGCCGTTTACAAAGCAGCTTAAGGATACCATTCTCGTGCGCGAGCAGGAAAGACTTGATGCTTTAGTAGTGATGGGCGCCCTTATCGGCAAGCCTACCATCACCTTCGAAGAGGCATACAATCCTATCGATGATATCAGAAACGGTAACTTCAGATGGGATATCGCAGTAACGCCTACGCCTCCGATGAAGAGCGCAAGCGCATACGTAGCATACACAGATGCGGGATTCTCCGCATACTTTGACTAAGGAGGTAGACCATGGCTGATACAAATAGCGGTCTTTGGTTAGACCAGAACCTCACAGTTAACGCTAATACCGTTTACGTGAACCCTACCGGCAAAGATCAGGAGCTTGTTGCTAAGGACGTTGAGATCTCAATGCCCGAAGTAAAGAACCTGACCGTAGACGCTACCGCAATGGGAAAGCTCACAGTGCCTGTTATTTCTCAGTTCGAGGATATGGAAGCAAAAATACACCATATAGGCGCTGACTTAGGACTTGCAAAGATGCTTGCACAGTCCACGCTTGAAATTGAGGTCAGATGGGTAGAGCAGATGATGAAAGAGGACGGATCACAGACCCGTGTAGGATGCAAGGCATACCTCACCGGATTCCCTAAGATCGCAGTTCCTTCATTCACTGTTAAACCCGGTGAAGCAGTAGATGTTGAGATCCCTTACACCATCACAGGCTACAAGATGGTCAAAGATGGGGAGACACTTTGGGATATCAACCGCCTCACCCAGAAGTGCATCATCAACGGAGTAGACTACTTCGCTGATATGTCTTCACTGTTATAATTACGAGATTTCTCTATCTCCTTCCAAGAGGGCGCTCCAATAATAGGGGCGCCCTGTTTATTTTAAGGGCACAATTATGGATGCTAATTCTTTATGGCTCGATCAGAGTCTTACAGTAAACGCAGATACAGTCTATTCAAACACCGTAGGCGGCGACCAGGTACTTGTAGGCAAGGACGTGGAAGTATCACTTCCCCAGATCAAATTCCTGCAGCTCGATCAGACCGCTATGGGTGATTTCAAGATTTCCCGCAAAAACCAGTTCGAAGCAATGGAAATGACCATACACCATATAGGTGTAGACACCGGTCTTATCGCGATGCTTGCTGAAGAAGCGCAGGAAATAGAGATCAGATGGATAGAGCAGATCATGAAGGAAGACGGATCCTTGACAACCATAGGATGCAAAGCCTTCATAAACGCACATCCTCAGGTTGCAGCCCCTCCCATAGTCATTAAACCCGGAGAACCGGTAGACATAGAGATCAAGTATAACGTATCCGGATACAAGTTAGTACGGGACGGTGAGATCATATGGGACATTAACAGACTTAACCAGAAATGCATAGTAGGAAAGGTTGATTACTTCGCGAACCTTATCGCGATGATCTAAGAAAGGACAAAAAGATGAAAGGTACGATCAATTTAAGAAACCAGATAATGATAGACGGC